GGAACGGCTAGTAAGACGGTTGGCTTTGTTAAGACTGCAAGCGGCTCACCAAGGAAAGAGGACGTATGGTCTGCTACTAGAGGCTGGCCTAAGACTGCGTGTTTCTATGAGAGTCGGCTAGTTATTGGCGGCACTAAGTCTAAGAGACAAAGCCTGTTTGCTAGTAAGACGGGTTCGTTCTTTGACTTTGATATTGATGATGGCGATGACGATGAAGGAATCTTTGCAACGATCTCGTCAAGAAAGCTGAATGACATTGTTGATGTATTCCCTGGCAGGACTTTGCAAATCTTTACTTCTGGCGCTGAGTTTGCGGTAACAGTTAAGCCATTAACACCAAGTACGGTAGCGATTACCCCACAGACTTCACACGGTGCATCTAACATTGAAGTACAGGAAGTGGACGGTTCTACCCTATTTATCGACCGCAACGGCAAGACATTAAGAGACTTTATCTACTCATTCAATGAGGATGCCTATACAACGCAGGATAAGTCCGTTCTAGCGTCTAACCTAATCAAGCAGCCTATTGGTCTAGCTTTGTTAACGGGTACTCAAAGTGAAGATTCTAACTGGCTATTCATCATTAACAGTGATGGCGGGGCGGCAATCCTAAATACTTTGCGCTCTCAGGATATTAACGGCTATACAGAATGGACTACCAGTGGATCATTGAAGTCTGGCGCTGTTGTTGATGATGAATTCTATGTAGTTAATGAAAGAGAGATTGACGGCTCTACCGTATCGTATGTTGAGCGCTGGGATTTCTCTTATCTAATGGACTCGTCTATTAAAGTAAGCCCAACACCTACCCAAACAGTTATAACAGGTCTTAGCCATTTAGAGGGCGAGACCGTACAGATTGTCGGTGATGGAATTGTGCTTAGTCCAAAAACCGTAGCGAGTGGTCAGATTGAATTAGACGCTAACGAGATCGGTTATTCTCAAATTGAATTGGGCTTAAACTTTGTACCAGAATTAGTACCAATGCCATTAAATACGAATATGGGTTCTGGGCAAAATGCGATGAGATTGAAGCGCATCATACGAGTGAATATGCGCGTCTATGAGACGTATGGCGTTCATGTGGACGGCAACCCTGTTCCGATCAGAACGTTTGGCTCTGCGCCAACCACGCCCTTAGATAGCGCCCCTACAGCATTAAGTGGCATAATAGCAGACGTATATGATGTTAATGGTTGGAATCGAGACGTTATGCCAACAATCAGTGTACCAGACCCAACGCCTTTCCATATCCAGGCGATTGAATACGAGGTGGAGTCAAGCTAATGGACCCGTTTACTATATTTGCAATTTTGGCTGCGGCATCTGGCAGTGTATCTGCTAGGGCTTCTTATATTTCTGGTAGGGTGCAAGAAGATGAGCTTAAACGTCAAGCCGAGCAAGAGAAGCTGGCGGCACAAAGCCGTGAGTTACAAAGACGACAAGAGCTAAACCGAGCGCTCGCGTCTAACATGGTTGGCATGGGGCAGTCTGGTCTTGCAGGTGAAGGCACTCCAGCAAGCATAGCCCTAGCAAGCGCTAAACAAGTTGGAATAAGTGAGGGGGCTATTAGCCTTACTGACAAATTAAGACAAGCACAGTTGCGACGGCAAGGCTCTGAGGCGGCACGAACAGGAAAGCTACAGGCAGCATCAACATTGTTGCAGACTGGAACACAAATTGCTGGCGCATATCAGGGCTATGTGCAAAGTCAAACTCCTGCTAAGGAATAATTAATGGCAATTAAGAAAATAGATTATTACGGTCGATTTGAGGCAACAGGCCCAGACTTTTCTACTGCCAAACGCTTTCAGGCACTTGCAGGTCTTGCCGATCAAGTTGGCGAAGCGGCTTCGCAGTTTGGGCAGGTTGCATTACAGGAGCGAGCAGATAAGGCGTCTAAGGCAGGTGCTTTAGCTGGTGCTAAAGTTGAGCGCGATGAAGAAGGAAATATCATTGCGCCAGAGCTACAAGAAGATACTACTTATTACGGGCAAGCATTTAATGAGTCCGCAATTAATTCTTATAAGTCTGGCATTGCTTTAGATGCAAAGCGACGGCTAGATGAGCTTGCTGTTGAGTTTAAAGATGATCCAGCGGCATACAAAGAAAAAGCAGATGCGTATCAAGTTGGCTTAATCAAAGGGCTTCCACCAGAAATACAGGCAGAAATACTGCCTCAGTTAGAGCAAGACATTTACTTTCGTGAAAGAGACTTAAAAAAGTCTTTTGTTGATCGCACTTTTCAGAAAAATTTAACTGATGTTCGGTCTGAGTTAGATTCGCTAGAGAATGAAATTCTTTATGCCGCTAGAAACAATGATACCGAGAAGCAACAGGCGCTAGAGGCTAGGCTATACAAAAGAATAGAAGAAGTTGGGGCATTTGTTGATCCAGCGGAAGCTAAGACTCGCCTAGATAATTTGAGCAAGAATGTTGCAGAAGAAATTTATTTGGGTGAAATTGACCGAATAGTTTTTAATGAAGATGAGGCCTTAACAACAAGACTTGCTAAAGGTGAAAAGTTCCTATCTGATCTAAGGGAGCTAGATTTTTTTGAAGATTTAACTCCAGATGAAAAGCGTGCTTTAGAGCAAAAGATTGATGTTCGAGTTAATGATGTTCGTATAGCGGTTGCAAAAGAGGCATCTCAAAGAAGCTCTGAAATTGCGTTAGAGGTATCTAACCTAGAGATTGCGGCAGCAAACAACCTTCGACCAGGCGATGAAATTATCGCAGACGCTAACCGTTTATTTAAAAACGAAGATATTACTGGCGATGAAAGAACGTCTATCATTAATAGGGTTTACTCTAATCAAGGCAAAACGCTAGACAAGAATCGTCGAATACTAGATGTTTCCGATAGGATTAAGGGAGACTCTAGCGTTGTAGTTGAGCAAAAAGGTATTGATGAATACTACGAAGACATATTAGAGCCGCAGTTAGAAGGCGTAGAAAACAAGTCACTTGTGCAAGCTAATTACATTAGCGCTACACGTATGGTTCCAAGCAAAATTAAGAGGCAGGTAAACCAGTTTATATCGTCTGGAGACCCAGCATTAATTACTGAAGCAGCTATGCTTGTTGATCGGGTTGATGAAATTCCTGGAATGTTTGACGCAATGGTTCCTCCGTCGGCCAAAATCTTTGCCACTAACATGGTTCGTTTAATGAGTGTTATGTCGCCAGAAAAGGCGTATGACCTTAGCAAGCAGTACCTTGGTGGCGAAATGGATCAAGCACGAATTAGCCAAAGACAAGCTGAAATTAAAAAAGAAAAGTATCCAGAAAAATATAGCCAGTGGACAAAAGATATCGTGGGTGACGTTAGCCCTATATCTATGGGGCTGGCAGTCCAGCAGTATCAAACCGTGTTTGAAGCGTATTTTACAAATGGCGCAGATAAAGATACCGCTCAAGAGCAAGCCGAAAAATTCTTGAATACCAATTATTCTGACTCTGCATTTGGGCCAATGATGTACCCGCCAGAGCAGTATTACGCTATTAGCGGTGACATTGAGTACATGAGAGAAGAAATAATAGCTGGCTTGTCTCAAGGCTCGGATATTTATGGGGACATTGACCCAGATAGCATCATGCTGTTAAGCGACGATGTAACTGCCAGAACTGCATCTGAAGGCAAGCCGATGTACAAAATATCATTTATAGATGAGAATGGAATCATTCAAACTACTAATGAATATTTTATGCCAGATGTTGATGCGGCAAGACAAAGAAAGTTGGAAGAAGCTAGAGCAAGGATAGAGGAAAAAAGAGCCTTAACCCCTGCGCAACAAAAGCTAGAGCAATCTCGAATTGATAGAATTATTGAAGAAGAAACAGGCGTTAAACCAGAGCGCGTTCGAACCAAGGTAAAACCAGCATCTGAAATATACAAAGATGTTACCGTTTATGAAGACTATGCAGACCTAGTTGAAAGGGGTCTTGTTATGGCAACAACGCCACAGCGTGCGGCATTAGGTCTTATTAGTCAGGTTGGCGAGGTGATATCGAAGAAAGGCAAGTCTCAGCGTGCCGCCCTTCAAGAGTCAACCGAAAAGAGACGCAAAGAAGAAGAAAGGTTAAGACGAAAAATTCGTGAGGAAAACCAATAATGCCTTTTGTTTCTTCTCCAGAAGACGCAGTTTTAAAAAATAAACTGGTTAACCTAGCTGAAACCGAGCCAGACAAGCCTACGGTGTCTGAGCTTGCATCTGCTTTATGGAGACAGGAAAACACAATAGGCTCGTTTTTAGCCCAAGAAGAAGGGTTGCCTAAACGGGTTGATGATCGCTCATTTAATCCATTTGACTATCTTACTGAAGAAGAAGCGCTAGACGACGTTTTTGTTAGCAATGCTGCTCTTGCCGATACAGTCGATGAGATAGATGCTTTGCGTAGACAATCTGCTAAAGAAAAGGCAGATAGAGAAACTATCCGAAAGGGCGGCGCTATGTCGTTTGTAATTGGTGCTGGCGTAGCTATTGCTGACCCAATTAACCTAATCCCTATAGGTGGCGCGGTTGCTAAAACCTACAAGGCAGGCAACTCTATTTTAAGCGCTGGTATTATTACTGGCTCTATTTCTTCTGCTAGTTCTGCGGTTACAGAGGCGGCACTGCACGCTACACAATTAGAGCGCACCATAGGTGAGTCTGCTATCAATGTTGGCGCATCGTTTTTACTTGGTAGCGCCATTGGTGTAGGGGCAAATCAACTAAACCGATACATTAACAAATCGCAACTAGAAGAAATCGAACGCTCTATGAATGTGGAGCCAAAGATTGCTAGAGGCGAAGATACTGTTTTTGATTTTCAATCTGAAAAAATAAAAGCAGAAGCAGAGGCAGAGGGCATAACTCCAGAGCAGTTAAGCGTGGGCGCTGCTCAAGTAGCAAATGGTCAGCAGGTATCTGGGAAAACTGGAAAGTTTTTAGCTAAGGCTTTGGGCTTTGATCCGCTATCAAGAACCCTTACTAGCGCAAATCCAGAGACAAGACGAATTGCTAATATGTTGGCTGAGAATCCATACAAGATGGACGGGCCATCTATGACTGCGGCAGAGAGCTTAACAAAGATTAAAGATGGCTACTACAATGCCGCCTTGCAGTCGCATACAGACGCGTTTAGGGCGTACAGGAAGCGCAACAAGGGCAAAGGTACTATGAAGCGCTTGCAGTTCAATGAGGCCGTTTCTACAGCCATACGCGAGGGTCGGCACGATATTCCAGAAGTTGAGGCGGCAGCTAAGGCTTGGCAAAAAGAATTGTACGATCCTATTAAAAATGAGTTGATTGAAACTAAGTTGTTGCCTGAAGACGTTGATGTTACTACCGCTGTTAATTATTTAAACCGCAGATGGAACAAAAACAAAGTGGCGGCAGAGCTTCCAGACTTTGTAAAAGTAGTGTCTAGGTGGTTAAAAGACGAAGACCTAAATCTATTTGCTAAAGCCCAAGATGCAAGAATAAAGATTGTTGACGCAACTGGAGCCGAACGAACAAAGCTACAAGCTATTATTGATAAGGCAGAGTTTAAAGAAGCTAAAGAGCTTGAAGATTTTGACTATGAAGATATCGCTAGACAGATAGCCCAGAGGATTATGGGTACGCCAGATGGCAAACTTCCCTATGATTGGAAAATGGGTGAAGGTTCAAAGTCTGGAGGTCTCAATGGTGCTAGTGGTCTAAGGGGGCCGCTAAAGTCTCGTGTATTTCAGATACCAGATAATATGGTAGAGAAATTCATGGATAACAATATTGAAGACTTGGGGCGTATGTATCTTCGACAGACTGCCGCCGACTTAGAGCTTACCAAAAAGTTTGGCGATGTTGGAATGACCGATGCTTTTAAAGAAATAGAAACGTGGCATAAAACCGCTTTAGATAATGCCAAAACTGAAAAAGAGCGCCTTGCATTAGTAGCGGCGTATGACGCAGATATTAAAGACCTTGCCGCCATGAGAGATAGAATTCGTGGCGTGTATGGTGATATTGACCCTAATAACATCTGGGTTCGTGCTGGCCGCGTGTCAAGAAATCTTAATTATCTTAGATTTATGGGTGGCATTGTCGCCTCATCCGTTCCAGACGTTGCCAGAATCTTTATGGCAGAGGGTGTTGCTAGGACATTCTCAAAAGGCTTATTGCCATTAGCTAAAAATTTAAAAACATTTAAAGTTTCTGCCGCAGAAGCCAAAAGATACGGTGTTGGCATTGACGCTTTAATGGGTGGTCGATCTCAAATTATTGCTGATATTGTTGACTATACACAGCCAGGCACAGCATTTGAGCGTGGATTACAGTCTATGACTGATAACTTTGGTCGAATCAATTTAATGGATTATTGGACGGCTGGTGTTAAACAACTTCACGCAGTAACAATGCAGAACGGTGTTATCGACGATTTACTAAAAGGCAAAATTGACAAACGCCTTGCTCGGCTGGGTATTGATAACGCCAACGCTGAAAACATTGCTAGACAGCTAAAAAAGCACGCTGAAAAAGTAGATGGCGTGTGGATATCTAATGCTAAAAACTGGGACTCACCTGCTCTTTATGAGATGTGGGCGGCAGCAATTAGAAAAGAATCTGATCGAGTAATTGTTGTTCCAGGGCAAGAAAAACCATTGTTTATGTCTAGCGAGCTAGGCAAGACAATATTTCAATTCCGTTCGTTTATGTTTGCTTCCACACAAAGAATGTTGATTGGCGCACTTCAAGGGCAAGATCATAATGCGATGGCTGGCGTATTGATGTTAACTAGCATTGGAACAATGGCATACGCGTTTAAGCAATGGGACGCAAAGCGAGAAATATCTGATGACCCTGTAGAGTTAATTGTAGAGGGAATAGATAGGGCTGGTGTTCTTGGAAGCCTAATGGAAATCAACAATACGTTAGAAAAACTATCTAGCAATAACTTTGGACTAAGGCCTTTGCTTGGAATTGAAAGAGGCGCGGCACGATTTGTTTCAAGAAGTATGTCTGAAAATTTGCTTGGGCCTACTGTTGGTAGTTTATTGGATACTTCGTTGCGAGTAGCAAATGCTGGACTAGCAGAAGATGGTTGGGGTGAATCTGATACGAGAGCCCTTAGACGTTTAATACCGTACCAAAACTTGACGTTTATTAGACAAGGTTTTGATACAATAGAAGAAAAGGTGGGTGACTTATGACAGTAGCAAACAATCTAAGTAGAGACCAATATTCTGCAACCAGTGGGCAGACGGTATTTCCGTACACTTTTGAGATATTTCAAAAGGAAGATGTTGCGGTTCTGAAAAATTCTGTACTGCTAGCAGAGGGAACAAACTATACCGTTTCTGGTGTTGGTGCTGAAAATGGCGGGAATATAACCCTAACCATAGGCGCAACCGCTGGTGATTTAATTACTATTTATCGAAACATGGCGCTTGAACGAACAAGTGACTACCAAACGTCTGGCGACTTTTTAGCCCAAGAAGTTAACAATGACTTTGATCGTCTCTGGCTTGCATCACAGCAAATCAATGACAGCATTAGTAGGGTTATAACTATCCCAGAAGGAGATAGCCCTAGCGTAAATTTGGAATTGCCTGCTGCATTAGATAGGGCTGGAAAGGTTTTATCTTTTGATTCTGGCGGTAATGTCACAGTAACAACGGGCGGTGGTGGCGGTGGCGCTTCTGACGCATCGGCTGTTACTTATACTCCTGGCGGTGCTGGCGCAGTAGAAACAACGGTGCAGACAAAGTTGAGAGAGTTTGTATCTGTTAAAGACTTTGGCGCTACAGGTAATGGCACAACGGATGACACGGCATTTATATCTGCTGCATTAAACAGTGGGGCAACAACCGTATATTTTCCAACTGGTACTTATAAGATCACTTCAAGCATAGTTTGCACTGTAACTGATAATCTTTCAATTATTGGTGATGGGGCAAAAATAGACATGGACTCGGTTGAAATTGGGGATATGTTAAGTGTTACCATTGGCTCTGCTATTGATATATTTTCAGTAGAAGGACTGCATTTTGACGGCAACGGATATGCTAGAACTGGTATTCATGTTGATTGCGACGGAAGTGCAGTTCAGTTATTAACGGTTCAAAATAATTTTTGCGAGGCGTTTGATAATCTTTTTACGACTAGCAGCACTTACGGAATTAGGGTCGATGCACTTGGGGCTGAGTCTGTAAGAATTATAGGTAATAGAGTTTACAATGTAACCAGAACACAGGTAAACCCAGGCGTAATTGCCTCGGTTGGCATTGGTGTGTATGAAGTTGTTCATGGCGCTGTTATTAGCCAAAATCATATTGAAAACGTTGGAAGCCCTGTGGGTGACGCGGATGCCGATGGGGTTCATGTATTCTCATATAATAGACTTTTAACGGAACATCAAACTGCTTCACCAAAAATAGTAGAGAACTATTTTTATAACTGCAAAGGTAGGTTTGTTAAACTTCAAAGCGCCAACGCCATAGTTTCAAACAACCATTTTGAAATTAACAACATGGAAACTGTTGATGGTTTTAGATATGTTGATTTTCAATCTGGCGGCGGTATTTGCGCAAACAACATTGCTTTTCATAATCCTGCTATTGGTTATGGGCAGGAAGCAATATTTGTTGGTTGCTCATTAAGAAGTTATGCCATACATGAAAATGTTTATATTGTTTCAAACAACTCCGTAATTCTTGAAGGCGATATGTATTGCTTTGGATTTGTGTTCCAAGATGGGCTTGGGGTTAGCAATGGCACTGTTAAGTTTTCGGACAATATTGTTACTGATAGATTTGATACTTATGACGTAGAGTTTTTTACTGTTCTTGGAATTGACAACAATATTGAGTTTTTAGATTTAACAATCAGCAATAACCAGCTTGGATACCTTGGAAGCTCTGGAGCTTTATTTTCGTTTTATGGCGGGTCTCTTGCTGATCTTGCCGATGCCGTTACAGGGCCATCTATTGCCGATAAACTTAAGTTAAGTTTAATTAACAATTCTGTTAGAACAGAAGGCGCTGGAATTGATTTAATTGATACCCAGACAAGTGGTGGCAATGCGCTTTATATGAAGCATTTAATGATTCGTGGAAACTCTAATTTTACAGATTCTCAGGTTCTTGCAAAAGGAATTGATGTAAATACGCTGCCGCAAGGCACTTCATTTTATTTCAGTACTGATAATACTGCGTCTGGTGGTCTTGTTAATGCGCCTATTGGCTTTAATAGATATCAGTTAGTTGAAAAAATAAGCCATAACTTTTGTAGGCTTACCGATTTTGTTGGTAATGAAGTAGCCTTATTTAGAACAGACACTTCGTCTGGTTACAAGTACACCAGCACAACAGCGTTGACATTCTAATGTCTAAGTCATTACTTAAAAGAATAGGTGTATCTGGGTACAACAAGCCCAAGCGTACACCTAGTCACCCCACTAAGTCGCACGTTGTTGTGGCTAAAGAGGGCGATAAGGTAAAGACAATACGCTTTGGACAGCAGGGCGTATCTGGTTCACCTAAGAGAGAGGGCGAGTCAGATGCAGCTAGAAAGAGGCGAGAGTCATTCAAGGCTCGGCATAGACGAAACATAGCCAAGGGTAGAATGTCTGCGGCTTTTTGGGCCTCAAAAGTTAAGTGGATAATAGTTCTAACTGGTAGTATAATCCTCTCAGGAGGTAACAACCATGCCGAACTACAATTTGAAAGTGTTAACAGTATGCCCTCGATGCAAGCAGGAAAGATTAGCTAGGGGCGATGTTGTAAGGAAAGCTGAGCGTGAAGGCAGAGAATTGTTTTGCAAGCCATGTCGGAATCAAACAAGGTTTGAAGATAAGCCTCACCCAACAAAAGGAACTGGCATTAAAAATGATCCAGAACTTAAAAGAACGCGCGACAGCTATTACAAAGCTAAAAGAAGATGCAAACTTGGATCGAGGCATCATCGCTGTTATAGAGATGTTGAGTTTAGATTTAATAGCTTTGAGGAATTTCTTGCAGAAGTTGGATTAAGACCTGAAGGGAAAACGATTGATCGTATTGACCCTCTAGGACATTATGAGAAAGGTAATGTTAGATGGGCGACAATTGCAGAGCAAGCACAAAACAGATTGCCAAAAGGCTATTGGACTAATTTATGAGAAAACCGAAGAAGGGTTTATACTACAACATAATGAAGAAGCGGGAGCGTATTGCTTCTGGTTCTGGTGAGCGCATGAGAAAGCCTGGCACTAAAGGTGCGCCAACGGCTAAAGATTTTAAAGACGCTGCTAAAACAGCAAGGAGTTAAATTATGGCTATGAAAGACGCAAGCGGATATGACGCACCAGCAAGTAACGCATTTGCTGTAACCCCTAACGATTCAGCTAACCTAACACACGCGGCTCGCGCTTTGTTTGTTGGTGGTGCAGGAGCAGTTAAAGTGGATACATTGGGCGGTGACACAGTGACATTCACTGGTGTATTGGCTGGCTCTATCCTACCTGTTCGAATATTGAAAGTGTATGCAACTGGAACTGACGCAACCAACATTGTAGCGGTGTACTAATATGATTGACCTCGGCATTAACCTATTTCAAGAAATTGCGGCTCTTGGTGGTGGTGGCGGGGGCTATTCAATCTCGAACTCCCTACGCTTCAACAATGATGACTCAGCCTATCTAACGCGTACTCCAGCAAGTGCGGGTAACCGTAAGACGTGGACATGGAGTGGGTGGGTTAAATTTGGGGGTTTATCAGAAACCTTTCCAAGATTGTTTAGCACAGGAACAGATGCCAACAACAGGACGGAAATTTTATTTATAACTAGCACAAACCAGATTAGATTTTTATCTACTGTTGGCGGGGTGAGTAGGGGTGTAATTGATACCAATGCAAGTTTGCGTGACGCAAGTGGCTGGTATCATTTAGTCATTTCGCTAAACGCCTCAGCAACAACTTTGTCTGTATATATAAATGGGGTGCAACAAACTCTCGCAGTGACAACTGCGATTGCTAATGTTGACCACATGATAAATGCTACAAATGCTCATAACATTGGAAGGTACTTTGGTAGTGGTAATCATTTTGACGGCTATCTCTCAGAAGTCAACTTCATTGACGGCCAAGCCCTAACCGCTGACGACTTCGGTGAGATTAACGCAACCACAGGCGAGTGGGTTCCAAAAGCATACGAAGGCACATACGGCACTAACGGATTCTATTTAGAATTCAAAGACGGTGCTGCACTAGGCGATGATACTAGCGG